TGATGGTCTTATACAAGATCGTGGGTGGTTTGATGTACGAATAGACTTCGATGACCATATCCAAGGGGAAGTTAGAGTCACCCCTAAAGACCCCTTGGATATACTTATTGACCCAGACGCTAAAGAATATGACCCAAGAACGTGGAATGAGATTTTTGAGTCTAAATGGATGACTTTAGACGAGATTGAAGAGCAATATGGGCAAGATAAAGCCGATAAATTGCGTATTACAGTCGAACAAGGCTCTCAATTAGGTACAGATTCTGTTGAATACGAAGAACAACGCTATGGAGACACCGCTGCAAGCGTAGAATACAACCAAGGTAACACTACAAACCCTGAAGAAAACAGAACTTTACGTTCAATACGCGTTATTGAGCGTCAATACTACCAATTAAAGGAATGTATGTACTATGTAGACTCTGTAACAGGAGATATGCGCGAAATTCCTTACAATTGGAGTAAAAAGAAGCGAGAAAACTTCGCAGACCAGTTCGGATTAGAAATTTTAACTAAACATATGAAAAAAGTACGTTGGACTACTACTGCAGACCTAGTTGTACTGCATGATGAGTGGTCTCCGTATGACACTTTTACTCTAGTACCCTATTTTCCTTACTGGAGAAGGGGACGCCCGTTCGGTATGGTGCGAAATCTTATCTCGCCACAAGAACAGCTCAATAAAATATCCTCTCAAGAGTTACATATAGTAAACACCACAGCCAATAGTGGTTGGATAGTAGAAACTGGGTCTTTAAACGGGATGACTGCAGATGATCTCGAAGAACACGGTGCCGAAACGGGTCTTGTACTAGAGTTTAATAGAGGATCTAGTCCCCCCGCTAAGATTCCTCCTAATCAGATACCTACTGGATTAGACAGAATTAGCCAAAAAGCTGCTATTAACATTAAAACTATTAGTGGTATTAGTGATGCAATGCTAGGAACTGATAGTCCAGAAGTGTCTGGTGTGGCTATTCAAGCTAAACAGAACCGTGGGGCTATGATGATTCAGGTCCCATTAGATAATTTAACTAAAACTAGACAGTATTTAGCGGAAAAAGTACTAAACTTAGTGCAGGCTTATTATACAGAAGAGCGTTTAATACAAATAACAGACGAAACTGACCCGCTTAAACGTAGAATGCCTATGAAAGTAAATGAAATTACTCCAGAAGGCATGATTATTAATGATTTAACTTTAGGAGAGTACGACGTTATAGTCGGAACGGCTCCAGCAAGAGATAACTTTGAAGAAATTCAATTTGCAGAAGCTATTGCGCTCCGTCAAGTTGGAGTGCCAATACCAGATGATTTAATTGTAGAGTACTCACACCTTGCGCGTAAGGGCGAAATTGCTCAAAGAATACGTGAACAACAGGGTACAAACCCACCATCTGAGCAGGAAGCTCAACTCATGCAGTTCCAAGCTGAAACGCAAATTAGGCAAACACAGCTTGAAATTGCTAAGATGGAAGCAGAAGTTCAAAGATTGCAGTCTGAAGCAGAGCTTAATATGGCTAAAGCACAAGGTACTGCAGAAATTGACCCTCAACTAAAAGTAGCTGACATGCAAGGCAAGCTACAAATTAAGAGGGAAGAATTAGAGCTACGTGAAAGGTTATCGCAGATGACCAACAGCGTTAGATCTGGTCAGAGTGAAACCACAGCAGCATCAAAAATAGCCGTTGCTGCAATGAAACCTACAGGAGGTAAAAATGGCTGAGGATAAAAACGATATAGTACTAGATAGTATGCCAGGAGCAGATGTAAAAACTGAGGAGGAGGTAAAACCTTTCGCAGTAGATCTTAATTTTGAAGATGAAACTCCTACAGAAGATGTTGTAGAAGAAACACCCGAAGAAGAGGAAGTAGAATTTCCTTCTGAAGAGGTGGTAGAGGAAGAAGAAATAACTTCTGAATTAGAGGAGGAGGAAGATGCCGAGGATATTGAAGACCCAGAGGATCAAGATGAGGTTGAAGTACCAGGAGAACTTGAAGAAGAAACCGAAGAAGAAGTTACAGACGTAGTTGAAGAAGAAATAGAAGAACCTAAAGTTCCCGAAAAATCTCCTATGGTCCCTAAGTCTAGGCTAGATGAAGTATTAGCAAAGAACAAAAAAATGCAAAAGCAACTTGATGACATTGAGCAAAAACAAGCTGAAACACAAGCAGCAGCCCCGCAATATGATTTTGATAGTAAAGAACAAGAGTATCAACAGCTCATATTAGACGGAGAATCTGCTAGAGCCGTTCAGTTAAGAACTGAAATGAGAGCTGCCGAAAAAGAACAGCTAATGTTTGAAATGCAAAGTCAAATGGGCCAAACAGTTCAACAAGATAGAGCAGCGCAAGAACTACAAGCTAAAGCTATAGAAATTGCAGAAACATTTCCTATGCTTAATGAGACTAGTCCCGAGTTTAATGAAGACTTAACTAGGGAAGTTTCTGAACTAAGAGATGCTTTTATAGTACAAGGGTATGAACCTGCGGACTCTTTAGCAAAAGCTACCGAGTACACTCTTGCGGCTAAACACCCTGAACTTCTACAAGGTTCGGAAGATGTAGCTGCTGTACAAACTAAAAAACAAAACGATGCCGTTGTACAAAAAAGAAAAACTACAACAGTAAAAAAGAAGCTAGATGCTTCTAAATCACAACCTCCAAAAATGAAAGGAGAGGGTACTGCTAACCGTAAAGGTAAAATGGCGGATATAAATGTTCTTTCTGATGATGAGTTTGGAGCATTGCCTGACGATACCTTAAAGCGAATGCGTGGTGATTTCGGGTAAAACTGTGATACGATAGTAATAACTTCGTCTGCTAAAACGATATTTAGCCTGAGTCGTTTCAGTAAAAAAACGTATTCGCCTACTATGGCGTTAATCTAGTCAAGGTCGTTCTTGTAAAACATACGATGTCGTAGCCCCAACGATAAAGGGTATACGGGTAAATATCGCCCCAAAAGTCGGTTAGTTTTTTAACTTAAATTGGAGTACAAAATGGCTAATACAAACTTTAGCGCACTGACCAGCGAACAGCTTACAATCTGGTCACGTGATTTCTGGCGTGTTGCTCGAAATATGTCCTTCATTAACCAATTTGCGGGTAGTGGCCCTAACGCTATGGTTCAGAGAATATCTGAATTAACCCAATCTGAAAAAGGAGCAAGAGCAGTAGTAACTCTTCTTGCCGATATGACAGGTGACGGTATCGTTGGAGACAACACTCTCGAAGGTAATGAAGAAGCATTAAGAGCGTACGACATCGTTGTTCAATTAGATCAATTAAGATTTGCAAACAGACTATCTGGTAGGCTTGCTGATCAAAAATCTGTTGTCAACTTCCGTGAGCACTCAAGAGATGCACTTGCATATGCAATGGCAGATCGTATTGACCAGTTAGCGTTTTTAACGATGGCTGGTGTTTCATACGGAGTCAAGAATAATGGCTCATTAAGAAATACCCTGGGTTCAGGTCAAAATCTTAGTGATCTTGCATTCTCTGGTGACGTATCCGCCCCTACGTCTAATAGACATAGAAGGTATGATGCTACCAGTGGTATCGTAGCTGGTGATGTTACTGCAGTTGCTGCAGCTGACACCCTAGACTACAAAGCCATTGTGCAGTTGAAAGCTTATGCTAAAGATAATTACATCAGAGGCATGAGAGGCGCAGGAAACGAAGAGATGTATCATTTATTTGTATCACCTCAAGTAATGGCTGACCTTAAACTTGATTCAGATTTCTTAACTAACGTTAGGAATGCTGGAATTAGAGGACCAAACAATGAGTTATTCTCAGGTTCTTCAAGCTTAATGGTTGACGGCGTTATGGTTCATGAATTCAGACACGTGTTTAATACAAGTGGCGCGACTTCAGGAGCTTCTGGTAACGCTGGTTCTAACGGATACAAGTGGGGCGCTAACGCTGACGTTAACGGTTCTGCATGTCTATTTGTTGGAGCACAAGGCCTTGCAATGGCTGATATTGGTCTTCCAGAAATTGTCGAAGATACTTTCGACTATGGAAACCAAAATGGTATCTCTATTGGTAAGATTTTTGGCTTTAAGAAACCAGTTTATCATTCAGATGTCTCAGGACAGAATGAAGACTTTGGTATCATAAGGTTGGATGTTGCTTACTAGAGCACAGGTTGTAGGTAGCCCTTCGGGGCTACTTACTTTTATTAATTCTTTTTTAGGAGAAAAAAGTGAAAATTAAATCAGATACAGATCTCCATGTTACTACTACTTGGGGCGCCTCTATCTTTTTAGCAGCAGGCGAGGAACGCGAAGTAGGTGACGATTTAGGTCTTCAAGCTCAACAGCAAGGCGCAGTTGAAGTTAAAGAAGCGGCTAAACCAGCACCGAAAGCTAAAAAAGCTAAGACTACTGCAAAAAAGACAAGAGCTAGGAACGAAGATGGGCATTATATTGCCGACGATCCTAGCACGCCAGACGTAAACGAAGCTTACGTACAAGAAGAAGAAGCAGGGGAAAAAGAAAAAGCTGAGTAATTAGCGAGGTAAATTATGGCAGGTACAATAACAGGTGCCAACTTAATATCTCGTATACAAGACATCCTTCAGGATACAACGAGCATTCGTTGGCCTGAAGCGGAGTTGCTACGATATATTAATGACGCACAAAGAGAAGTTTGTAATCTTCGTCCCGAGTCTACGGCGACTACCGCTAACATGGCGCTTGTAGTTGGAACTAAACAATCACTACCTTCGGGTGGCCTTAGGCTTATTAAAGTTACAAGAAACATGTCTTCAGCTGCAGGTAGTGCTACTGGTAAAAGAGCAGTACGACTAGTAGATGCAGATATACTAAATACACAGGAGCCAAATTGGCATGACCCAACAGTTTCTGGAGATGCAGCACATGCTACTACAGTAAAACATTACATTTTTGATGAAGATGACCCTAGATCATTTTATGTTTACCCAGGAGCATCTACTACAAGTACTTTCCTAGAGATTGTTTACTCTGGAGCACCTACGGATTTAGCTAATACAAGTGCAACTATTTCAGTAGACGATATTTTTGCTAATGCAATTATCGACTATGTGTTATTTAGATGTTACTTAAAAGATGCGGAATACGCAGGAAACCAACAAAGAGCAGGCACACATTTTCAATTGTTTTCTAGTAGCTTAGGTGCAGGAGGACAAGCGCAATTTAATGTTAGCCCTAACCAAGATCAGTTAGGCACGGCTTCAGTTCCTCCACAGCCGCTTCCTATGGGGTAGTAAATGGCATCGTATGAGTCACTTATAAAAGAAATACTACCTTATGTACCGGGTTGCCCAGACTCAGTAGTAGAATCCAATTTACGTGCAGCGACTATTGAGTTTTGCGAAAAAACAAAAGCGTTTGTTCAAGATTTAGATCCTATTACTACTATATCCGGTATTTATGAGTATGATTTTGATCAACCTACAGGTACATCCGTGCATAGTATTCTTTGGATGACTCATGATGGGGATGATTTAGACCCTATTAGTCCAAGAAGCTTAGAACTTAATTATCCTGACTGGCGAGATCGTTCTACTAAACCCCAAGTCTATTTGCAGAAAAGTGCGGATACTTTTTGGGTTATACCTATACCTAACTCTAAATTAGTAAACGGCATACATTTGTCTGTAGCGTTAAAGCCTACTCGTACAACTAATAATATTAGTACTGCTTTTTCTAATGACTACAGAGACGGGATTATTTTTGGGACTTTGTATCGTCTCTTACGAATACCTGCTAGAGAGTGGAGTGACGCAGTTGCAGCGCGGGATTACTTGTCACTATTTAATGAACAAGTTGCTCAAGCAGAGCTACGTGCGCGTGGTGGAGACTTAGGAGTAAAACGTTTAGTAAAATATAAAGGAGTTGGTCTTAGTTCTAGAAATAGATACAAAAGATACGGCAAGGAAGTAGATTATTAATATGACAGATACAGTAGTACCAATAGGAACAAGTAAAAAGTTTTCAGCTCCGCAACCTGCAGACATACGCGAGCACTGGCTAGATATTAAAAATGGTATTTTAGAAATTTTAGCTTGTAACCCACAGCTTACATTTTTAGCCGAAGATGTTTACAGCGAGTGCGTAAATGATAGAGCTACATTATTTATGTCTGATATAGGCTTTCTTATTCTTACTACTGAAGTAGATCAATTTACAAGAAATAAAACTTTGCTTATTTGGATAGCGTATACTTATGACCAAGGCAAACACAATTGGATAGACCACTATAAGTGGTTTGATCAAGTAGCAAGGGCGCTAGGCTGTAGTTTTATTGAAGCGCGTTCTTCTGTTTCTGAAATGGAAGAATATGCTATATCTAATGGGTGGCAGTTAGATACAAGAGTTTATACAAGAGAGGTAATTAACGATGGGTAGCAAACCAAAACAACAAGAATACAAACCATCTGAAACAGAGAAAACACAAGCCGCAATAGCAAAAGCTGACGCAGACTATTTTGCAAAAACTTATGATCCGCTATTGCTTGAAATGCGAGATAAAGCAGCTACGGAAGATGTAGGTTCAACTTTACGAGGTAGAGCAGGAGCAGATACCTATCAAGCTTTAACCGGGGATGGGGCAAATTTAACCGTAGCGGAAGGTATAAGTACCGGCGCAGATTTAGCTACTGGAGCTGTAGGACAACTTTTAGACGCTAATACCGTAGCTAAAAATGTAAAAATAGATGATCAAGTAGGTGTTTTAGGTGTTGCTAGAGGGCAACAAGCTGACGCAGGGGATGCTTTAGCACAATCCTCAAAACTAGCTAGGTCAGAAGACTTAGCAAAAGCAAAAGGAAAACAGACAGTTAGATTAGCAAAACGTAAAGCTGCTTTTGATATTGGCACAAGTATAGCTAAGCAAGGTATAAAAAACTATGCTGCTACAGGTGATTTTAAAATGGCGGATAAAGGATTTAGCATAGATCCAAAAACTGGAGAAATGATACAAAGGGGTGGGTATGGCCTTTTAGGTGGATTTAAACAAGGTACTAGAAGCACTAAAGCTGGTGGTACTGGGTTTGAGGATTGGAAATACACATGATAGCAGTTAACAACGCCATATCTCATTTAAGTAAAATACCACCTCATTTATTAGAAAAATACGGAATTCCTGCTTCTGATGTAGCTGGATTTGATCCAAGTTCTAATTCTGGTGTTGCAGGCAATATGCAACAGACCGGGGGTAGCTCCTCTACTTCTTCAGAACAAGCGAGTGGGAACCAAGGACCTAAAATAGGTACCATTGATTACTCTAACACCAATCAAAATTTTAGTGCTTCACAATTACCAGGAGTATCTGATCCAGACAAAACAATGGCAGATGTAGCTACCGGTCAATATGAAAGATATATTTCTGGGTACAGAGATTTTGAAGAAGCTCTTATTAAAGCTAGGAATGATACTTCTTTAATAGATGCAGCTAGAGAAGATGCCCCAGAACAAGCAAGAATAGCTAGTGAAGCAGCAGCTAGAAATAGGTCTAGGTTTGGTTTAACACAAACTGCAGTACAAGCTAGAGAAACACAAAGAGCAGAACAAAGAGGCGCAGCTACAAACTTAGCCGGTGGTTTAAACAATGCTAGGTTAGCGCAAAGAGATGCTAATAAAAGATTACTAGGGGACCTTATTAATATAGGTCAAGGTGTTAACAGAAGCTCGTTGTCTCAATTAGGAGCAGCGGGAGAAAATGCAGTAGCTCGAAAGAACGCATATCAAAATGCTAAAGCGCAACACAAAGCGCAAACTTGGCAAATGGTAGGTAGTGCTGGAGCAATGCTTGCAGCAGCATTTTTAATATAGGATAAACATGGCTACACCACAAGGACAAAACAGTTGGCTAGGTAATATGTTTAGTAACGCCGCAAGCGTTATGGGAGGAAACACGTCCTCCAGGGATGCCGCTACAATGGGTACTTTTAATCAAAAAGTACGTACTGATAACGCAGCAGGTTGGGTAACTAATCTTAATGCTGAAACCCAAAAATACGACCAGATGCTTAATACAGAAGCTAAAAAAGCTTTAGAAGATCCTAGTTATGTACCAACAAATTTTAATTCTAGAGACGAGTTTCAAACTTTTTTTAACGAAGCTAAAACAGAAAGAGACGAAAATAATTTCTACAGCCCTAGCACTATAACTCGTGGGTTTGGGCAGGTGGATGGTAATACATATAGAAATGTTACAGGCTATGCTCCTTATATATTAGGTAGAGGTAAAAGACTAGACGAGAATGAGTCAGTAGCAACAGATATTGTTGGACCAGATGGGACTAGTATAGCTGGCTATAAACCTGTAGTACGCAGTATGCGCGAAGATGGAAGTGGGAATGTACAACTTTATAACGCAGATGTTACTTTAGGCGGAAGGCCTGTTGCTGACTTAGCTAAAGAAGGTGGTGCAGAAAATGTTGCAGCTAATACAATAGAAGCAGTACCTTACTCTGTAGAAGATCAAGACTTTTATAATTACATGAGTGGTATTATTCAACGAGGTAATATGCGTAGAGATACTGCGTATATGGATACTGTAGATGGAGGAACTGCAGAT